GTAAGACTCTTCCAAATGGAATCTTCCTCCAACACAGGCATGTGCATACCTACCTCAGGTTCAAATCGAAATGAACGCTTCAAAAAAGAAGCTTCATCAATATGAATGTAGGGGACACTCTCTGCAGTTTTATCGGCCATTGTGTAGTCGATACCAAAACTCTTAAGAGTTGCTTGTAGCGTTGTGTGAGTGAACCAAGGTGTTCTTTTACTCACTCCCATGAGGTTATCGTCACCATACGTTCCCAGTGCAATGTTCTTCTTGAAAGAACGAACTTCTCTAGCTGGGTTCAGTAAGTGGTAACACATACGCACATAGAGCGCGTTCACGATGCCATTGATAATGACTGTCAAAGGGTGGCCTGAAGGGTTAGTACCGAAAAATTCGACTAAATCACCGTTGAAATCAACGAATGAAAAAGCCGTGTCCTCGGCGATACCCTGCACACACATCAGGTCTTCCAAAGTGAAGCCTGCCGCCTTACAGATATTTCTCAAAACATCGAACGCACCCAACACAAGTGTGGGTGGCATTTGTTTGTCAAAAAACCTATAATCTCCGCCAATGATGCGATCCTTACCATGTTGTACAATGTACTGGTAGAATTCCTCCCACTGCTTAGACATAGCATTCATGCCAGGCATACCTTCCCACACATAGCGATTGCGCTGCAACACACGTGTCACAGCAAGCAAATACTTGCGATTCATGATACTCCAAGCGAATGGAGCACCCGTGAAAACACGTGTCTTGCCAATCTTAGCTTTCGCATGCGGGACAGCCTCATCTTTCAAATGACCATTGAACACTGGTGATGCTCGTTGACCACTCGTGTACAACCTATGGATTTCTTCCACAGCTTCCATGATGATTGGGTCAGGATGTACCCATTCACTACCAGGAGGTCCTTCACAAGGGGTTAGAAAGTTCTTCTTACCCTTCTTGAACGGGAAACCTGCACTGGTGTTTCTATTCATCTTGTCGACAAATTGGACACCAGCAGCGCCATTGATAGCGGTCATATCATCATATACCATGATTTCAG